ACCAACTAAACATGCAGTTGAATCAGACGCATATGAATCAACATATACTTTCATTGCTGAGTTCAATGTACCAACATATTTGGTATTAGTAGGTGCTTCAAAAGTACCTTCTGTTGAACGAGCAAATGCTGAAGTCGTAGCAGATTGTAGTACGGTAAGGCCTGCTGGTGAAACAACAGTCCAGTTACCAGCACCACGACGTGTACGCTGTGCAATCAAGTTAGCTGTACGGTTGATAAGAACAGCTAATGCCGCATGTTCATCACCAACAAATGTAGCAGTACCTGATACAGTAGCTTGGTTATAAGTAAATTCCGTTGCCGCCAACGCACGTAGGCTAGCTAGAATTTCTTGGTCTATTTCAGCGGTTATTTCTTGTGCTAAGGCTGCCATTATTTCAGCTTCAACATCAATACCATGCTGTGATTGTGCATCTTGAGCGGCTTCAAAAGTCCAGCGAGCTTGTAGCTTTCTGGTTTTAGCTTCTACAGCCTGTTTCAAGATTTGAACAGAAATCTTACGACCGCCTGTTCCTTCTTTTGCACTTGCAGTATCACCAGATCCAGCTGTTCCGTCACCGGAATATGCTGTAGCGATTTTAAATGGGCTAAGTGCTTCGTCTCCTGCTAGTACGTCGTTTGCTGTGCCGGTTGCATTATTGGCTTCAGCGTAACGTACACGCAAGGTGTGTATTTGTCCGACAGGACCTGTCATTGGTTGAACGCCAACAATTTCGTTAGCGATAACAGTAGGCATTACACGTCTGATAACTGGAAGGATAACACGGTTAAGTGCACCAATGTTACCAGCGCCAGTAGAGCCTGCTGTTGCAACTTCTGACAAATTTTTACGAGTGTTTTCTAAAATAACACTCATTGCGTTGCGTTTTTGACCTTCTAAGCCTTCTAAAAGGGCCTCTTTGGTCTCATCCCAACGGCTTTCAAGTAGTTCTTGTGACATCATTTTTCTCCTAAATAACTTCTTGTTTACAAACCAGCTAGTCGTCTAAGGTCGATAACGTTGGTGTTATCTTCTTCAGCTTTCTTCTGACTAGCTTTATCCCCAGTTACTTCCTTTACTGATTCTGTTAGTTTAGTCTTTTTAGACTTCACAACATCCTCTGAAAGTACCGCCGGGAGATATTTTTCGAAAGCGATCCCCAATCTAGTTGTTTGTACGCTTTCTAACAAGTTACGCATGACTTCTTCTTTCTCTGTGTTTAACGGAGAAAGTAGTTCGGTAAGTTTAGCTTCACGAACATTTTTATCTTTAATCATGTTAACTTCTTTGTCTTTTGTCTCGACCAACTTATTCGTTTCGTCGAGTTTTGCGGTTGTTTCATGCAACTGCTGATCTTTTCCTTCAATTGTAGCTTTTAACTTGCGAATTTCTTCATTCTCATTAAGATGAGTACCAACAAATTCTGAGGCAAAGGCTTCAAAAATCTTACGACCAAAGCTATTCTCACGAGCAACTTTGATGTCTTCATGCAATTGAGAAAGTTCAGCTTTCAAATGCTTGGCAACGGCAGTAGTCATTTTTGAGGCGCTTTCAGAAATAAATTTTTCTTTAAGTGCTTCAAGTTTTTCACGTGCTTCTGCAACAAGACGGACTTTTGTTTCAATAACATCTTTCTTATCTTCTGCAAATTCTGTGATTTCTCTGGCTAATGCTTTAACAACAAATTGTTCCATTTTTTCCATTGCAACTTTTTGCTGTTTACGGTCTTCACGAAGATCAGTGATTTCTTCAGCAAGTTTTTTAACTAAAAAGCTATCAAACTTTTGTGCTGATTCTTTCATTTTTGCGTTAAATTTAACGCGATCTTCTTCTAACTGAGATTTTTCAGATTTAACTGCTTCAATTTCAGTTGTTAGACTTTCGGTTACCATGCGATCGATTGCTTCAACCATGTTTTGCTTATCATGTTCATAACGATGTGCAAACTCCTCGCGAAGTTCTGCGCCGATTGATTTACGGGTTTCTGCTAATTTAGCTTCCCAAGCTTCTTGGATTTCTTCCTTAGCTTCTTCGTTTATCAACTCGCTATCAAGCAATGGTTTAATTACATCTAGCATGCGATTCTCCTATAAGTCTTAAGCACCAAGTTCCTTGATAAGTTTTAAAACTTCACTTTTCAAGTAACGTGCTACTTTTGCATCATTTCCGGGTTCCTTTGCCATTTCCAAAACTTTATGACCATATTTCATGTTCATAAGGCCTTCATATATTGCTGTTGGATAGGCATTAGGTGCACTCGGTTGTGACACAATGTCGACAGTGATTATTTCAAATTCACTGACTTGTCCTGAGCTCTCGCCAACGTTTCCGCTGCCGCGACTCGAAACCCCTAGTTTTACTCCGGATTCTAACATAGTTTTAACTAGTTGACCCATTGGAGTAGGTAATATTTTTAACTTACCACAACCATTTGGACCGTCCATCCACATATTTTCAATTAAATGTGAAACACGATCAAGGTTGATTTTTAAATCATCTGGG